TGGGTCAACTATGAAAAAGAGTCACACACATTCTAATATTATTTTTTAACTTTTTATAACTTTAAATTATGTGTTGTTTTTCTTTCATCTTAAGGTTCTTATTTACCTATTTTTTTCATTGCTATTTTATGAGACTCTGTAAATGATTTTCCTTTTTTCATTGCATTTACCATAGCTTCTATGTGGTTTCCTGTATGATGTACAGAATGTCTTTTCATTGCATTTTGTTGTCTTTTTGTTAAATCACTTAAATTTATACCTTTTACTTTCATAGTATCTCCTTATTTATAGTATAATATAGTAAATTTTTTAATAATTGCTCATTTGGTGAATATTGTTGAAAGGATAGAGAGATATTACCCCTGTACAATCAAGTCAGGTTCTCCCCATCCCTGCAACTTTGCTCATTCGGAGCCATATTGCCATTGGATATGTTATTAGCGAATAAACTAACAACACGAACAATCATCAGTTTTGGATTATTCTCCTAGAATCGGCCTCAATTGTCTTCGAGTTGGCCTGTAGCTTTGATTCACCCCTTATTGTAACTACTTTTCAACATAAACGCAACAAGATTCTAACCAAACCATTTATGCGAGGCTTAATTTAGGATAAATTTTTTTAAAAACAAAATTATGTTTATATTACTATATGGATTACAAAAAAGTCAAAGGTGTAAAACATTATTTATACGATTCAATACGTGAATTTCGGATTCATCACCCCAATATGGCCTTGAATGAGGATTGGCGTAAAGCAAAGGAGGGCGAATGGGTAGTCACAGACGACCAAAACGTGTGTCAAATTCTAAAGTGTTACGACTTAAAGATAAATATGTCCAAAAAGGTTACAAGATGTGCAAGAACTGTCTTAGGTACATTCAGGGTAGATAACTATAACATCAAATTATTAGGCAAAGACGGTATCGCTGAAAACATTTATACATTTTCTAGAACATACAAGGCATATAAGGAGTATCAAAAAGATGGTCTTAAACCTAAAGAGTTTGTATTCGCTAGATATGTGGCTGAGGGTATGGAAATTACACAGGCATACAAAAAAGTATTCAAGAAATCAAAGAGCAGTGAATATATTGCCAGCTCAGCCAAACAATTAATGAAAAAAGAAGAGGTTAAAACAATGGTTAAGGAAGAAATAAAAAAAACGTTGCAAGAAGAAGGTATAACACCTGATTGGATACTGTCAAGATACAAAGACCTTGCAGAACTTGCAGAAAAAGATTCTGATAAATTGCGTTCATTAGAGTCATTATCTAAGATTGCAGGATTATTTGACACAGATACCAAGCAAGAACAGCTTACTGTATGGGCTGGCTTTAGTGACGAACAAATGGAGGCGTTAAAAGATGGAAACAAAACAGAACTCGTTGCCCACCAAGAAAAGTAAAAAAATTACCAAAAAAGTAAAAAAAGATTTATGCCCTGTGTGTGACTATAATCTATACTTCAACTCAAAATATACTCAACGTATTGGCGTTTTGGACGGAACTAAAGACATTATAGGCTGGATATGCCCTGAATGCTCAAGTGAATTTGATTTAGACAATAATATTTTGTATATTTATGGCGAGAATTCAACGCAAGGAATGGCATAAACATGGCTTTTAACTTTTTTAATAATACTATCGCTAATAATCTTTCTAAGACGAATAAGCAAATCAATAACGCAGGGAATATAAATTCGCCTAAAAACGATAATCCTAATATGCCTATTGATGGTTTAATTAATCAAGTTAATTCAAAAAAGAATAATGCTATTGGTATTGGAGGTGAAGACAATCAAGTTATGGGTGAAACTCCTTGGTGGAATTGGCAAACTGGTGAGGGCGAAATGGCAGGACTTCCTGGAGGAGAAACGTATATTCCCCCAAACTATGGTGGTGGAAACACAGGCTCAGAAAGCCCTCCACCTTCGGCTGAAACTTTATCTTATTGGCAACAACTTTACAATAACATGGTGTCAAGTGGAGATATTGATATGTATTCATTTGATTGGGGTGGTTTGCAAGAAGCTTTTTTTAATGCAGCAGAAAATTCGTCAAACGTTCAAGGTCTTTACGATGATTTTTGGAATTTGTTTAGTAGTGGATATTCTGATGAAGATAGTGAATCTTCAACTGTAGAGGGAGATGAAGAGCAAACAACGTTAGCTGATGACTTAGTTTATAGTCCTAGAGGTAAAAAATCAGCAAAAAAATTATATTATGGTGGAACAGGAGGGGAGTCTAGTAGAGGCTTCTTAAGTCAAGGAACAATTTAAGAGGATTATGTAATGGGTTGGAAAAAAAATAGACGACAAGGTGAGTTAGCATTTGAAGGTGGGTTTTTTGGGCTTCCTATAGTTAATGAATTATCTAGTGTTGTTGTAGACATGTTAGGAGTAGGTGGGAATCTTGCTAATACGATTCAAAAGCCTGTTACAGGAAAAGATTTAGAAGATGTAGATTTAGATAATGTTGTAACTGCTTTGGACGCTGCAGGCATGGAACCTACATATGGAACTGCTGCAGACCTAGCTTCAGGGTTAATAAGTACTGTAAGAGGAGATTTTGGTCAAGCAGGGCTGTCACTTGCCTCGTTAATACCTTTTGTTGACGTTTTAACTAAACCTGCAAAAGTAGCAAAAATGTACACAAAGCATGACGACAAGCTTAAGGCAATTAATAAAGCTATTGACGAAGATGCAGTTTTTAAAGAAACAGGAAAAATAGATAGCAAGACACTAGATAAAATACTAGACGACTCTAAAATTCCTAAAACTTTAAAAGATGATATAATAAAGGATAAAAAAACATATGATGATATAGTTAATGTTCTTGGAATGGACCCTAGTAAGTTAGCATCAAAAGCTGATTTAACAAAAAAAGGGCCCGGTACAATGAAAAAAGCCTATAACTATATGACTACCCCTTCAACTAAATCTATGTTTGGCTATAGAGATAAACCTTGGATACCTATACGTGGAGAGGGAAAAGGGTTTACACCTCTTGAAAGATTGGTTGCAACAAATATTGGTTTAAACTTAGCCGACCCAAATCAAGGATATTTTAGCGATAGAGGCTTTAGTGGTCAAACATCAGCAGATAATGTTTTAACTGACCTACTTTATAGCTCTACTATTAAAGCTCCATTTGAGTACGGTGCCCCTTTAGTAACAGGTACGACCTATACACTAGCAAATGCGTTAGGAGCTCCTTTAAGTATGACTCCTGAAGGTTCTTTTCAAAAAGGTTTTGAAGGTTATCTTCAAGATAGATATGATTCTACAGGAATGAAAATTGGAGAGTCTTATCCTTTTCAAGAAGAAATTTTAAACGCTATTGACCCTGACGTAAGGCCTTCGGATGTAAAAAAGAAAAATATGAAAAATAATAAAGTTGAGGTAGAAGAAATTCCTTTGACTAACGAAATAAAAAATGCATACATTGAAAGACTTTCAGCTATAAATCAAAGTGATATGACTTACAAAAAAAAGCAAGAGCTTCAAAAAGAATTTTATGACAACATGCCTAATAAACAACATCAAGACTATTTAAAATCAGTTTTTCCACGTCTATTTGGTAATTAATGATGTCTAATCATTCACACTCACAAATAGACTCTCTTATCATAGAAAACCTTTACAAAACTTTGCGTAAAGTTGAAATGGGAGTTTATGAAAACCCAAAGTCTTCAGATTTTGACCCTAATGCCCCATGGATGAGAACTAAGTTTCAACCAAAAGGAGGCTCAACTGCGTATGGTCCTCTACAGCTAACAGGTGCAAAAAATTCTATGCTTCAAAATATTGTTAGTGGTTATAATAAAGTAGGAGCAACACAAGAAGAAATTGATTGGATAGATAGCGTTATGTTACCTCAAGCAGAGTCTTTTAGATTGTTTGGTGGGCAAGATATGATTCCTGGAATGGAAAGATATGACTATGGGGGTATGGGAGACTTTGATTTAACTAACCCAACAGATACTACTATGTATAATAGTATTGCTAAAAAACTTATAAAAGACCAATACAATGTGGCTAGTAAATATCCTGGAGACCGATTGGAAAACTTTTTAAATTTATGGAGATTTGGCCAAGGTAAGGCCAATGAAGCTAATTGGGGCAAAGATACCTCATATGTTAATAAAGGAAAAAAATATTATAAATCTTTAACTAACCCTTGAATGGTAGAAAGAAAAAAAGAACCAAAAAAGTTTAAAATGGAAACACCCATAGGAACAATTGAAAGTGATAGTGGAAATCATTTTATTGACATAATTTCAGTTGTAGGTGTTATAGCATTTATTTATATTGGTAAAAAACTAATAGGTAAATTATTTGGCAAATCTAAACCTTAATGGCAATGTTTCAAAGAACGAAGAAACACTACATCTTGCACATAACAATTTAATAACATTTGGAAAGCTTTTTTCGCCACAAGATTTTTTGGCGAGTGCAACTCCTGATTTTCATATTGATGTAGGAAAAATGTTAATTGACAAAAGTAAACAACAATTAGCACTTGTTTTACCTCGTGACCACGCAAAATCCACATTAGCAGCAACAGCTGTTTTACATAGATTTTTATTTGCAACTAAAGATAGGCCTGAATTTATTGCGTGGATTGGAGAAGCACAAGACCAAGCAAGAGATAACTTAAATTGGATAGCTAATCATATATATTCTAATCCTGCTATACACTATTACTTTGGAGACCTTCAAGGAGATAAATGGACTAAAGATGAATTTACTTTAAGTAACGGTTGTAGAATGATTGGAAAAGGAACATCTCAAAGACTTCGTGGTAAAAAACAATTATCAACTAGATATACAGGTATTATACTTGATGATTTTGAGTCAGAGTTAAATACAAAAACACCTGACTCACGTAGACAGATAAAAGAATGGGTAACTGCAGCTGTATATCCTGCAATTGATTTTGATAAAGATGGTTTTCTTTGGTGTAATGGTACAATTGTTCATTATGATAGTTTTCTTAATGGTCTTGTAAAAGGTCATAACGAAGCAACTAAAACAGGTGAAGATTATGCATGGGACGTATTTACACGAAAAGCATTAGAGGATGGTAAACCTATATGGCCTTCAAGATGGCCAATAAAGAAATTAGAAGAACGTAAGCAATTTTATATTGACTCAGGAACACCTGCTAAGTTTTATCAAGAATATATGAATCAAGCAAAATCTCCTGAAGACCAAATATTTAGTGAGGAGGATATAACAGATGGGATTTATCAAGGAAACACAAGATTTGATAAAAAAGCTGATTCGTGGTACATACAATTTGCTAACGGAGATAAAGAATACATTAATATATATATTGGTGTTGACCCAGCCTCGACTATTACTTCTCGTAGTGACTATTCCGTTATTATGGTTCTTGGCGTTACTGCTGAATTTGATTATTATGTTATTGACTATTGGCGTAAAAGAGTCTTACCCATGGAGTGTGCCGATGAGATATTTAAAATCGCTAAACAATACTCGCCAATCAGACGAATAAATATTGAAACTATTGCGTATCAAGAAATGTTACGTGACTATATAATGAAGAGAAGTAAACGAGAAGGATTGTTTTTACCTGGTATTGAAAAAGGTATTAAAAATTATAACTCTAAAAAGAAAGATAGATTGTTTGAAGGATTACAACCAATGTTTAAAGCAGGGGCTGTGCATCTTAAAAAACAACATCATGAGTTTATTGATGAGCTTATTGATTTTCCTAAAGGCTCACATGACGATATTATTGACTCTTTTTACTTAGCGACCCAATGGGCAAAAGGCAACCCAAAAGCAGGTAAAACTAAGAAAGAATTTAACGAAGAAGAAAATTATTGGTACAAACCAAAAAAAGTATACAATTGGATTACAGGGGCAAGAGAATAGGAGAATTTGTTAATACTATAATTTAGTATTATATTATGCATTATGATAAAAGAAGATATTAGAGCAACAGAGATAAAAGAGACTTTTGACAGATGGGAAAATGCTCGCAAGGATTGGGAGACTGCTGCAAGACAAGATATTGACTTTTATTTAGGCAATCATTTCACAGCGGCTGAAACCGATGAGTTAGCTTCAAGAAACCAATCTGCTGTACCTATGGATAGACTTTATTCTGCAATTGAGCAATTCAAAGCTATTATAACATCTAAACCTCCAAAGTTTTCTGCTGTAGCAAGAGAAGATTCCGATACAAGACTATCTCATGTTTGGAAAACTATGCTAGAATATATTTGGGATATATCTGATGGTGATGAGCAATTTAAGCAAGCAGTGCATGACTATGCTGTTACAGGTATGGGCTATTTTTATGCATATATAGATAAAGAAGAAGATTACGGGAGGGGCGAGGTTAAGTTTAAACATCTCAATCCATTTAAAGTTTATGTTGACCCTAACTCTAGGGATAGATATTTTGATGATGCTTCAGGGATAATGGTTTCAAATATTATGAGTCGCATGCAAGTTATAGATGCATATCCTGAATTAGGACAACCATTAGATGAAGATGGTGAAAGATTATTGATTGATGAAGTAGAGCCTATGAGTGGTGAAGAAGATTGGCCTAGCAATCAAAATGAAAGAACTATGGCATCTTTTACACCTGATGTAGTTAAAGATTATGATTATAAAGGGTCAAGTGAAAAATATAGACTAATAGAATATTATTCAAAAACTAAAGTACCATTTTTTAGAGTGCTAGATGTTGAAGCTAATCAAGAAAAAATATTAAGTGAAGAAGAGTTTGCACAATTAGAACAAGATTCTGACTTCCAAAAAGCAATAGCACAAAAATTAATTGATTTTGCAAAAGTTGAGCAAACAAGAATTAGGCAAACATGTACACTTGGACAGCTTGTATTATATGATTTAATATTAGACACAGATAAATATCCTGTGGTACCTGTGCCAAACATATGGACAAACACCCCATATCCAATGAGTGATGTAAGAAAAAACAAAGATTTTCAGAGGTTCCTTAATAAGGTGGTGTCATTAATTACCTCACATGCACAAGCAAGTTCAGGATTGAAGCTTCTTGTCCCTCAAGGAAGTGTTCAAGATATTGAAGAGCTTGAAAGAGACTGGTCTAATCCAAATGCTACCCTCGAATATGATGCATCTTTTGGGGAACCTCATTTTCCTTCACCTCAACCATTGTCTAGCTCAATTATGCAATTACCTCAATTAATTGAAAAGTATATTGATTTGAATATGGGAATATTTGAAATGATGCAAGGAAATACTGAAGCCGCACCAAGAACTTCATCAGCTACAATGATGATGGAAGATTTTGGACAAAGGCGTTCTAAATCTAAATTAAGAGATATTGAAGGGGCATTAAAAAGAATTGGCAAAGTTGTATATAATTTATCTAAATCTCATTACAACTTTCAAAAAACATTTAGAATTACTCAACCTAATAACGATTTAAATGAGTATACTATTAATAAAAGAATTTATGATGACAAAACGCAAGAGCTAACAAAAATAGAAAATGAAGTTGCTGTTGGTCAATTTGATATACGTGTTATAGGTAACTCTACCATGCCTTCTAACAAATGGGGCGAGTGGGAAATATATATGCAAGCATATCAATCAGGTCTTATTGATAGAGTGGAAGCACTTAAGAAAACTGATATATTTGATAAATCAGGTGTGCTTGAACGAACAGACCAAATACAACAATTACAACAAGCACTTGCAGGTGCACAAGAAGAAATTAAGAAAGTGTCAGGCGACTTACAAACAGCACATAGAGAAGCAATATCTGCTCGTAAGCGTACTGAGGTAGAAAAATTCAAATCAGAGTTAAATGACGAAGCTTCGAAATCGAAAGCTGAGACTAAACTCTCAATTGATAGACTAAAAGATGCAGTTAAACTTGAGGCTGAGAAATCACGATTAAGTGGTCAAACTCAACGTGGCCAAGAGAGATTGCAAAAGGAGAAGTAAAATGACAGACGCATATGATGATGGAAATCTTAACCAAGGTGAAACCAACTCAAATGTAGGGCAAGATGAAAGCGTAAACAACGAGGAGAGTTCAACTAATTGGCAGGAACAAGCAAAGTACTTTCAATCAGAAAAGGATAAACTCCAAAGTGAAAATTCTAATTTAAGAAAATACGAAAAACTAGCTGAATTCATACAAGGAAGACCTGATATTGCAACAACAATACAGGCTATGGCTAGCAATCCTGATGTAAATGCAGCACAAAGAAGTCAACGTGTTGAATTAAATGAGGATGAGTTTGACGCATGGGAAGCCTATAATGACCCAAAATCTAAATCGTACAGGTTCAGACAGCAAGAACTACAGGATACTATTAATCAAGCCGTTAATCACAAGCTTAAGGGTGTTCAAAAGCAGCAAGGAATGCAGCAACTTGAAACTCAATTAGCTAAAAAAGGATTAAATGATGACCAAATCGCTTCTTTTATGGATTTTGCATCTAAAAATCCTGCTGAGTATGGTGTTGATGGTGCTATTCAAATGTGGGATGCTGTTGTGAATAAGAATAATAACCCTGATGCTCAAAAAGCACCAACTCCTTTGGATGGTGTTCGTCAAACACAGAGTGCTCCAACTCCTGGAGGAATACTCCAAGGACAGCAACCTGTTGCAAAAGATGAATCAAAGTCTAGATGGGATGGTGTTATGAAAGCAAATAGGGTAGGAAACAAAATACCATAAACAATATACAATAGGAGATAATAATAATGGCAAATTCAGGAACATTATATTCGTATAATGTCGACCAAACAACAACCTCTAGTGGCTTTGATAGTGCTGTAGGTGCAACGGCCGATAATAGACGAATACACAACTTTGGCGACAGAGTTGCAGAATTAGCTCCAGAAGAGTCTCCATTTTTTGTATATCTGAATAAGGTAGCAAAAGTACCAACAAATGACCCTGTTTTTAGATTTTTAGAAAATCGTTCAAAAACAGATTGGACAAGTCGAAACTTTTTTATTGCAGGCACTGCTCATAGCGATGTTGCTGTAGGTTCATCAATCTCATTAGACATTGATGACAACTCAGCAGCTACTGACTCAGCAGCAGCAATAGATTGGTTAGTTAAAGGTATGGTTTTTGCAGTTGAAACAGATAAGACAGCACAATCACAAGTAGTTTTAAGAGTTGAAGGCACCTCAGTTGGTGCTAATAAAACTTCAGTTACTGCTCGTGTTGTGTCAAAGTCTAATTCTGCAAATGAAACAGATTATGACCATATCGCAGACAATGACGAATGTTTAGTTATAGGTACATCATTTGCCGAAGGGTCAGGTTCTCCTGACGTTTGGTCAAGTCAGTTGGAAGACAATTATGGATATTGTCAGATATTCAAAACTGCTTGTGAAATGACTAATACAGCAATTGCTACTAATTACAGAGGATATGCAAATGAATGGGATAGAATCTGGAACTTAAAACTAAGAGAACATAAGACAGATATCGAACGAGCAATGCTTTTCTCAATGAGAGCAAGAGACAATAGCGTTCAATATACTGAAGGAATTGTAGGACACATACTTGCAAACTCAACAGCAGTAGCAAGTGGTTCGGCTTCATATACTTCAGG